GGTTCGTGGTGGTCATCTCGTGCCTCCTAGTAGTGCGTACTCGACTATGCCCACAGTGTACAGACGTTCGTCTGTACGTGCGTAAATTCTGCGTAAATTTTGCGTAAAGATCAGGCGCAAAACGTAACATTGCGGGGCGCTCATGCCTTGTATCCCGTAGGAGGCGTGGTGTATGCGCGGGGCTATCTGCTGTATCTGTGGCGCACGTGTGCTAGATCGGCTCTGGTGCTGCCGGCGGTGCCAGCGGAAGTACAGCCTCGACGGGCTGGCGACGTGGCCGGAGTGGGCGCGGTTCCTACGGACCGAGGAAGAACGCCGGCGCCGACGGCGTGACCACCCTGTACAGGTGATTGCGCTGGCGGGCCTCGACGCGGCCTCGGCGCGAACCATCGAGCGCGCATGGTATGGGGATAGCGACGATTAGGGGGGCTATTGCGCTGCGAAGTGTACTCGAGGGTAGTTGGCTATCTGCGGCCGGTGAACAATTGGAACGCCGGCAAACTGGCCGAGTATTCGGAGCGCGTGCCGTTTGCGTCTGGTGAACCGCGCACCGTCGAGGTGGATGCGGATTCGCTGGCCGAACTGGCGCGCCTCCTGTTCGAACGCCTCCAGGGGCGGAACTCTGTCGAGGTCCATACCGAGGCGGACTGGCTCAGGACGAACGGGCACGAGATGGCCGGTGAGATCGTCGAGATACTCGCCACGGCCAGGGATTCGATAGCAACGAGCGACTAGGTGTAGTGCGATAGGTGAGGCGGGCGGATGGGTCTACACACACGAATAT